CGGCAACCGCTTCAGCAGCTTCGGCTTTTGCGACAGCTTCATCGGCTCGTTCTTGAGCAGCTTGAAGTTGGTTCTTTACCTCATCTGGAAGGCTCGCCAATACTTCATCGGTAATATCTTCCGATGTAGGATCAGCATCTTTCTTTTCCAGAGCTGAGATTCGAGATTCCAACTCTTCAACATACTCAAGAGTACCCTTATCGAGTGTACTTTTGTCAAATCCCACGATCTGTACCTCCTGGTTAACTGCCGGACTGTTTATTCTTTCACTCGACTCCGGCATCCCTTTCAATCGAGCGATAGTTTCACTTAATGTTTCGACGGCATCAACCATCCCTTTATCCAGGGCTGATTTTGCGCCAACAACCCTTCCTTCCCCAAATTGATTAACAACAACGTCCGAAGTAATATTTCTTCCTCTTGCTACTGCAGAAATAAAAGTATCGTATCGTTCATCAACGCGTTCTTGAATAGCAGCTTGAGCTTCTTCCGTCAGTGGTTCCAAAGGAGAATTATCGGCTTTAAATTTACCGGCTTTAATTATAGTAATATCTCGTCCTTCTTTTTCTCTAGCTTTAAAATTACTCTCGTGGACAGCGATGACACCAATGCTTCCGACCTCACCGCTGGGCGTTACCGTAAATTCATGCGCCTGTGATCCTAGCCAATAGGATGCACTGGCTGCGAGCGAATTGGCAGACGCCACGATTCGTACTTTATCTCTGGCTTGAAAAATTTGATTGCCCAATTCCTCAATACCTGAGACGGCTCCTCCTGGAGAATCTATATCCAGTACGACCGTTCCAATTTCAGGGTTATTAACTAATGATGCAAATTCATTACCCAATGATTCAGTGGAAACTCCACCGCTCATAGCATTCATTATATTCATACGATGAGAAATAGTCCCATGAATAGGAAGGACGGCAATTTTATCTCCTGAGGATGTACTTCCCTCATTCGATGAATTGTTTGTCTCAAATATTTCGGCTTTTAACGCTACTGGTTGTTTGGTCAAACCTGAAATATCTTCAGGTGAGAGGGAAAGGCCCTCGACCCGGAGTTGAATGAACTCGACAATGGCCTGAAGCTTTGAGGGCATAATGGCCCAAGATGTATCACACATAGCTTGAACAATACGTTCATACTTCATAAGTTTCTCCAACGCCGCTCTTTTCCTGCGGCACTTACCTTCGGTATCACGTTTCAATGCCCCACAGATTCGATCACTACCAGTCTTGCGTACACAAGCTGCAAAATCTTTAAATTCACAATTATGACCAAATGGCATTCGTCACCTAATCATCGGCTGATGCCATAGAAATGGAAAACGTAAAAGATGCATTATCCGTACTGGCATCTGTTACAACCCATTTCACTCTCCAATCATTTGCCACTGGCCCTTGATTTACACCTGCTGACAATGCTGCGTCATTTGGCGTATGTAATGACGATGTAGGAGAGGCTCTAAAATTGACAATCGCAATATGTTTAACAGCTCCACCATTTCCTGCTACTTCGGTAAAGTGGATAAAATCGTCATACGTGGTTCCACCGTCTGCTGATGATTGCACGTACACATTAAGTTTATCAGCTGCTTCGGTTGCAGCTGCTGTGACGCTCAACAGAAATGTTGCAACATCAAGATCGGCAGGAGCTTTCGTATTTACCGTCGTTGATCCGTTTGCTGTTTCAGTTCTACTCGCAAGTAGAGTACTCATAGATTATCTCCTGACCATACTATGCATGAAGTCATATAAAAAAAGCAATACACTTAAAGAAAACTTATTCATCATCTTCTTCGTCATCCGAATCATCATCAGTGATACCTTCGTCAGCGGTTTCTTGCTGACCAGATCCTCCTGCTTCATCGGCACGAGATACTGGAAGTCGTGCAGAACGCAGCACCGATTCCTCCAATACACGATTCGGGAATACTTGCATCCCTGCTTGGCTAAGGTTTTTCAGATACGTTCCAACCGCTTCAATATCAGGCACATTGACTTCTTCATGGTCAAGGCGAGGATGATCCTCTAAGTCCATACCATTCAATGCCAATAGCTGGGGGATGGCATGTTGATTCAATACGTCTCGAATCATATTCATCCACCCATTCAGGGCTGTATTAAATAACGATGTTTTACTTTTACTTAACGCAAATGACCCAAACTTATTTGAATGGCCCAGTTGAATGAAATCTGCTAATACAGTCATGGCAATCCGTTGATCGTATCGACTAATAATTTGGTTAGTATCAAAGACTCTCCGTCCACCAGAACTTAATAACTCTACTTCCCATCCATAAGGTTTTAAAATCCCTTCTTGCTCATCCCGTCGAATTGACCGCACCATATCTTCGGCCAGTTGCCGTTGCGAGACAGCCAACGCATCATTGGCATTCCACAAGTCTAAGCCTTCGGGAGCCGTCATCATCGGCAACCCTGCCAAATCTCGTTCCAACCCAATACCTTCAATTTCTTCAATCTTTGTTTTGTAATACCACGCCCGATAGCTGTTACGAAGAGCTGACCGTCCTTCGGGATTATCTTTTAATACTTGTGTCCGAAACAATAATGAGCGACTTAATGGGATTGTGACTGTCCCTCCATTATCGCTTTGCTGCACCATTGCTTCAATACTGCCGTCGCTGGAAATATCCCACGAACTGAGAGACTCCTGGGAGCGAATGGGCATTTTCCTCCACCCAATCAATCCGTCAGAGAATCTGGAACTCGTACTTTTCTTTCCCGTTACCCCGTCTCGTCGTTTATAGATAATCTCGTGCCATGACCAGCCATAGGTCAACATGCTTAAGACTTCCGTCATAAAGCTGCTCCAACTGTCAGACATATCATTCAGACACGAAGCAATGAACACGGCTCTTGGATCTCGTTCAATGTCTTGATTTTCCGCTGGGGCTGCTACATCAGACGGTTGGTCTTGTGAAGGCGTGGCATCGGGGTTGGATGAACGTCTTTCTCCTGGTTGGTCTTTTGTTAATACGACTTTCCATTCAACTTGTCGCATCATCATTTCTATGGCAAACATGATCGCTCCCACAGTGGGATCGTTGTCGCGCATTTGCCGATAGACTTTAACAGCTTTTAATCCTTTTAATTCAGGGATAAATTCTTCTTGAATAATTCCCCCTGATACCTTTAACCCAGTCGTTCCAAGTTCCGAAAAATTGGCTGGTTTCGGCCCTCTCCGTTTAGCCATGCGTCCTCCAATAACTACTCTTACCGCCGATTCTTTGAGATATACTCGGTAGTCCGACTATACCACCTTTTTCGAGAAGTCGTACTACCATCTCGGCTGTGTCAGGCCCGTCATCATGTTCGGCTCCAGGGAATTCATCGAATTGCCCAAAGAATTGAGGATGTTTTTGAACTAAATGTCTTGCGAATCTTATAATACCGCTTTCGATCAATGGCTGGATACCTAAAATACGTGCGACTTTATTTGAAGAATGATGCAGCATCTTCCACGCTGGGTATAATGATCGTTCTCTAGCTCGTCGGGCGATATCAAATTCTAACAGATTTTTGTACATATTCTCTTCTGCGCCCATAATACGAGGTTTCCATGAATCATACACATCCAGCAGTTTATCGATCTGTTGATCGGGAAGCTCTCGTTTCATCCAAATATCAAAGATATCAATGTGTCCGTCTTGGGTACGACCGGCAGTCACGATACACGCAAAATCTCGTCGCCCTCGTTTCATTTCTCCAGGACGTTCACCACCTGCGGGGTCGAAGGCCGAAGCAATCTTTACAAACGATTGCAGATGGTCTTCTGTAAAATCGAAATACGAAAAAGTAAATGGGTCAAAAACCTTATCTTCTTCCTCTCGAGGGTCATTCATCATCTCTCGAGCAAATCCAAGAGATCCCACATTCGGTTCACTCTTGTATTTTTCGAGTTTCTTGAGAGGCCACACCTCGGGCCACAATGATTCATTGTCTGTCTTGGTATTCCCAATGGGATACCGTTCATTCTCTCGGGTAGGGATATTGATGGCTCGATACAGCTTCCCATCCCATGTATCTTGATCAAGGACAAGGTCAGAAATCAAACAGTCGTGATGCGGGAGGTTCCCGATCACGTAGAGATCCCACACCTTGGCTCCAAGGCCCATGAACGTTCCCCCGAACCAGCGTTTATGCCGTCGCCGTTTCAGAAACGTATCAGCCGTTTCAGGAGATTCGGGATCATCGAGAATCGCAAGGTCTGGTCGGCGTTCTCGGTATTTCAACCCGCGCATTCGTGCGCCCATACCTTTAGCCATAACTGTTGAATAGGACTTTAATACCAGTTGACGGTCAGTCCATTTCACGGATTGCCCTCGCACATCCATTGCTGGAGCGAGATGAGGGAAATCCGCGATTAGCATTTCGTTGGTTTCCATTTCCTGCGTCAACGTTGCCAAGTTCGCCTCGGCTGTGGTTGCTGATTCCCCAATCATTAGAACGAACCACTTCAATCGATAGGCCAACGAGTAGAGAGGGAGTCCCAACGAGATGATGGTGGTCTTGCCGAATTGCCGAGGGGCAATCCTCGCGATTCGTTTCCCTGGTTTGGGGTTATCGACACAGCCAAAAATGTCATAGTGCATTTCACAAAACCCACTTGTGAAATGATGTTTCAGATAAATCTCGCAAAACCGACGTACGCTGTGTTTGGCTTGATCAATGCGCCGTGTGTTCTTAATATCCTCACGATTGTTTCGGAGTCCTGCAACAGCCGAAGACAGGTCTAACGCACCTCCAACGGGAGTAAAGCGATCTGGACCTGTTTTTAAATCGCCTAACGTTTTCATGAAGGCTTTGATTCTTTCTGTGCGTCCGTCATCATTGATTCCAGTTGCGTTATCGTGTGTTCAATCTTTAGAGCCTCTACGATTTGTTCGGCAATTCGACCGCTGGCTTCTCCCAGTTGCTCAAACGTTAGACTTTGAATATCGCCATCACTGACATCAGGATCATCGATTCGTGATGTAATCAGATTATAAATCGCATGAGCAAATTTAGGGGACGCAGGGCCTTTTTTAATCACCTCTGAAGCCATCATGTCTCGTAATGACCACGGTTTCGTTGAGACGATCCATTGGCTGATGGGTTTCATACTTTTCCTCCTTCTTCTATGCTTCTAATTCTGCAATGGGCGGGGGATTTAATCCAGGGTCTTTTGCTTCAAGAGCCAGACTTGACCATTCTGTTTCAATCGCATCCAACGTGCGTTTCTCCTGCACATGTGAGGCCACCACCATCCCCATTGATTCGACCACCCGTTTAAAGGTGTCCAGGGTAATGCTTCCAGAACTATGAATTTGGTGAATCCGCTGGACCGTCCGGCTGATCTTTTCGATTAAATTCCCTGCATCCGTAATATCCATCACTTTGCGCGGTTTACTGGTTTTCCCTGCCCCGTCTGCATGCCACGCAATCAGAGCTTCAGAGAATTCCTGATACCGTTCCACATAGTCAATCACCAGCACACGCAGCAACTGCACTTCTGGCGTCAGATCCATCACATCTTGTTCCAGGGCTTCCAGCTGCCCAAGCTTCTCTTGCAGCCCTTCATGTTGAATGGTGGAATACCGTCCATGCTTTTTCATACTACGTCCTCCGTGCAGATAACACCGTCCCTGACCAGGATGGTCTGTCCACTTGCCGGCAGGGTTTCGGCACGTTTTATCGGTGTACCCTTCCGACCGCAGTTGAGCATTGCAGAATGGGCCAGTCAATTGATTCGTTCGACTGATTGTGACCATGTATTACCCTTTCTCTGATGACGCTAATGAGGCTCGCCATCGCTCTTTCAACACAGTGGGCGAGAGATCCAGCCACGCGCACCACAAATACAGCACCATGTTCTCCGATTGCAGAAACCGCATCGAAGATTCACGATGGCGGTTCGTTACCTGGGACGGTCGGTGCATTCGTCGCCCCATGCCCAGGTTCGTGCGTGGTTCGCTGTTGGCGTAGAGCATGGAATCTTGAAACGCTCGCAACAACACATGCACTGCCAACCGTCGGTAGCCAGACATCTCGGTCATGATTATTCAGGATCGGCCTCAAGGTCGATGTCCTCGTCCTCGTCATCACGCATGATGATGGGATTGGGTCTGGGGGCTGGTGCTGGGGTGGAAGTATCGGTTGCATCTTGCAGGCATTTCGAGGCCGTACAGCCTGCCTGTTGCGTGGGCGGGTCGATGGTTGTCCACATCGGATCTCCACACGCAGGGCAGTGGCCCGTCAACGCATACGCTTCTCCATTAATGGTGCAGATTCGTCGTATTGTCATTGGTCATTATCTCCTGGGTTATGGGGTATATGATGGCTGAGGTTGGGGGGAAAAGTCAAAATTTCTCCAGAAACTTTTTTCTGCACAGACCGGTCATCGCTTGCGGGAAAAGGGTCGCACGATGAAAATGATTCCCAAAACGATCCACGGACGGATGGGACCCGTCGCGTCAAAATTTTGGGCAAAAAAAAACCGCGCCCCGTGGGGCGCGGTTTCGTTTGGCATGATTGCCGCGTTCGTTTATTTTTTCGCGGCGGCGCGTTCGGTGGCGCGTTTTTGTTTCGCGGCCCAACCGGAATGAATAACACGTTCACCGTTCACGATTGCGAACCGTGGTGTCGGTTTCGACGGAACCGGATTACCATGCCGTCCGCT